GCGATTCTTGCTGCAAGCCGTATGATTGATGACTATTGCCAAAGAGGATTCTACCAAGAGGGTACATTAGCAGCACCTGTCACAAAGTACTATACACCTGTAAATCCGTGGTATTTAGAGATAGATGATCTCATTCAACCAACAGAAATAGCATCAAGAGCAAATCAATCTGGTCCATTTACTCAGATTTGGAATTTAGATACAGACATTATGTATGAGCCTGTAAATGCTCCAGAAACAGGAAGACCAGTAACCAGATTATTAGCAATTCAGACATATGTATTTCCTTACTTCTTTCCTCAGACAGTAAAAATAACTGGAGTTTGGGGCTTCAAAGAANTNCCTTACGAAGTAGAATTAGCCTGCAAGATTCAGGCAGCAAGATTATTTATTAGAAAGCAATCTCCATTTGGTATTGCAGGCTCTGTAGAATTAGGAACAGTTAGACTCAATTCTCGCCTTGATCCAGATGTTGAGATGCTATTAAAGACTTATCGTAGAAACTTTGGGCTGGCATACTAATGGCTATTTCCAATATCAATGGTGTGAGAGATGCGTTAAAAGCAAATCTACAGACAATAACAAACCTGAGAGTTTATGACTTAATTCCAGATGTTATTGTGCCACCATGTGCAGTAGTAGGACAATTAGATTTCACATTTGACATTGACAACCAAAGAGGTCTGGATCAGGCTTCTGTTGATGTGTTTGTGATTGTACAAAGAATATCAGAGAGAAGTGGACAAGAAAAACTTGATGTTCTTTTGGCTGGAAGTGGTAATGGTTCAATCAAAACTGCTTTAGAGTCAGATAGATCATTAGGTGGACTTGTTAATACTCTAAGAGTTATAAGTGCTGAAAGTGGTACTTATCAGACTGGAGATCAAACATTTTTATCTTACCGTTATAACCTCACAATTTGGGGATAAGGAGAAACAATGGAATATGTAGTAACTTCAACAGCACTTCGTGGTAAACAGCCAGGTGCAAAGTTTACAGAGAAAGAATTGCTTGATTTAGGTGCTAATATTCAAAAGTATCTTGAATCAGGTAAGTTAAAAAGAGTAGACGCTTTATCAAAAGCACCTACACCAGCAGTAAAAGAAGCACCAGCAATACAAGCAGTAAAGCAAGAAGTACAAGTGCAGAAGGAAGAGCCTGAAGCATTTGTTTTTAAATCAGATAATAAAGAACAAGGAGATAAATAACAATGGCAAGAATAGTACTTACAGATGTAGATGTAGAACTCAATGGACAACCTATTGGAGAATACATTTCGTCAGTTACAATCAATACGCCAGAAGATGTGGTTGAGACTACAGCCTTTGGCCCAGTTGGGGCAAGAACAAGAACTTCAGGACTTAAGGATCACTCCGTAGCCCTTGAATTTCACAATGACTTCGCTTCAGGAGCAATGGAATCAATTATTGATACAATTGGGATTGGTCAATTAACAAATCTTGTTATCAAGCCAACTTCAGCAGCAATTTCATCAACTAACCCTGCTTACAGAGCAGATGGATCAGGTTCTGGAGCAACAAAGGCTGGACAAGTTTTGGTTTCAGAGTGGACTCCACTCAACGGTGCAGTTGGAGAACTTTCAACTGTTTCTGTAACATGGCCAATTTCAGGTCAAATCGTTAAGGATACAACTCCTTAATCATGGCAATCATAGTTTTAACTGATGTGTCAGTACAAATTGGACCAAGTTCAGGAACTGTGGTAGACTTAAGTGACCATGTTTCATCAGTTCAGTTAAGTACTGTACATGATCTTTTTGAAACTACGGTTCTTGGTGATGTATCAAAACGACAATTAGCAGGACTTGCAAATAATAGTGTAAGTTTTGACTTTTTGCAGGATTTTGATAATAACTCAGTAGAAGATACAATCGCTCCACTTGTAGGAGGACTTGCTTATTGCAAAATAAAGCCAAAAAGCAGTTCTGTTACAAGTGCTTCCAATCCCAGATACGAATTTGAGATTACAATTTCCGAATGGACTTCGTTAAATGGTGGCGTTGGTGAATTATCAACGGCACGAGTAACTTGGCCTATTTACGGAAATATAAATAAATACATAACACCTTAAAGGGGTAAAAATAATGGATGGTTTATTCATAAAAGTCAAAACAACAGATGGTGAAGAAGGCGTATATCCTATTCGCCCAAAGACTATTGTTGCCTTTGAAAATAAGTTCAATAAGGGCTTTGCTAAGTTACTTACAGAAGATCAAAAGTTAGAGCACATCTACTACCTTGCACATGGTGCATTGAAGGATGCTGGTAAGGCACCAAAGCCTTTTGGAGATGCGTTTCTTGACACACTTGAATCAGTGGAGTTAGCAAATGACCCAAATTCCGAATCCACAGAGACAGCCTAACCTATACGGTAGCAATGGTTTCTGTGGAGACAGGGATATCTCCAAACGATTTGCTTGAAGCACCTGAAGGTATACTTGAAGCAATTGTTATTTATCTAAAGCAAAAAGCAAAGGAAGCGAGCAGGAAATGAGTAAAGATGCTATAGTGTTAACTGGTTTAAAGCAAACACTAAAAGCATTAGAGCAATTTGACAAAGATGCAGTTAAGAGTTTTAATAAAGTTATTAACTCTGAATTAAGAAGTGCTAAACAAGATGCACAAGGCTTTGTCTCTTCTGCGCCACCACTTAGTGGATGGAATACTCAACCTGCTCGCAACCCTCGCTCTCGTGGTGGTGCTGGATGGCCACAATGGGATCAAAGCATTATCAAGGCTGGAATCTCAACCTCAAAGGCTGAAAGAAAAGTTAGCAAAGACTATACTACATCTGCTGGTGCCTTAAAGAATATATCGGCCCAAGGTGCTATCTATGAATTAGCAGGTAGAAAGAACAAAAGCGCAGGAAAGAACAAGTTTATTAGTAACTTGGAAAAACAAGACGGAAACGCTTCTCGCTTAATCTGGAAGTCTGTAGATAAGAATAAAGATAGAATTGTAAGAAATGTGTTTGATGCCCTTGAAAAGGCTAAAGCAACACTAAAACAAAATTTGAATAAGGAGAGTGCATGATATGGCAACAACTGGAGCAGTAATTGCACGAATTATCTCTCAGTATTCTGATAAAGGTAGTAAAGAAGCACAAAGAGATATTGCCAAGATGGGCAAAAAGATTGATGCATTTGGCAAGAAAGCAACAAAAGCCTTTGCAGCAGCAGGTGTTGCAACCGTTGCCTTTGCAGGTAAACTTGCAGTAGATGCTGTGCAAGGTGCCATGGAAGACCAAAAGGCACAGGCATCATTAGCAGTAGCACTTAGAAATACAACTGGAGCAACAGAAGATGCCATAGCAGCAAACTCAAGATTTTTAGATAGTCTTGAACTACAAGTTGCAATTGATAATGATGAGTTAATCCCTGCATTAAAGACATTAGTTCAAGGAACAGGTAACTTAAGTAGGGCTCAAGGACTGCTTACCTTAGCCACAGATATTAGTGCAGCAAGCGGAAAAGATTTGGGTGCTGTTTCAATGGCACTCTCAAAAGCATACAATGGCCAGTTTGGTGCTCTTACAAAATTAGGGCTACCTCTTTCTGCTGCAACCATTAAGGCAAAAGATTTTACAAAAGCACAAGAAGAATTAACACAAATAACAAAAGGACAGGCTGCAGCAGCAGCAAACACATTTGCAGGTAAACTAACAACATTAAGGTTAAGATTTAATCAAGTGTCAGAAGGCGTTGGATATGCCCTAATTCCAGCATTTGAAAAACTTGTAGATCGTCTGGAAATTGAAGTTTTTCCTGCCTTTGAGAAATTTATTAGGCTAAATCGGCAAGAAATAGTTGATACTATTGCTGGGACAGTAACAGTTATTCAAAACTTTGCAGAAGCAGCAGTTGGTCTTGCAAAAGCAATTGACAGTCTTGGCCCTTTGCTTAAGTTTTTTGCTTCATCAATTGCACAGATATATCTTTCTATAAAACTATTTTCTGGAGTAAAATTAGTTGAAAAGATTCTAAGAGGATTTCTTGGCACTTCTAAAGTTACAATAAAAGAAATAAGGCAGTTTGGTGGTGCCAGTGAGGCATTGGCAAAAAAGACTCCTATTCTTGCAAAAAGCATTAGAGGACTTACTATCCTTGTTAATTCTTTTAGAGTTGCTCTTGGTCTGGCTGCCGTTACAGGAGCAGCAGCCTTGGGTCCAATTGCTGCAATGCTTGCAATAGCAGCAGCAGCAATATTTGCAGTCTATAAAGGTATGGACTATTTACTTGACAGAGCAGCCAAAAGAGATGTCAAAAGAGATGCCGAAAAAAGACAAAGAATTCAAAGAGAAGTAGACGCTGCCAACGCACTTGCTGCTACTTATGATAGCCTTGAAGTAAGAAAACAAAAAGCATTTGATAAACAAAAAGAACAGCAAAACATTATTCTTTCTGGATTNAAGGCNATTGAAGAACAAGTCAAANCCGCTAATGATACAAATAGAAAAAACGCTATAGATGCTGCAAGAGAAGCAAGAATGAATGCAGAGCAATTAGCAGATGAACAAAAGAGACTTTATATCCAGGGCTTGGAGAGAAAAGGTGTTCGCCAACTTGCCACTCTAAATAGAAATCTTCTTACAGATAAAAAGAAGATGGAAGTTCAACTTGCAGCAATTAAGAAGAACAATGCTAAATTAGATAAGCAAGGAATTAAACTTACAGATCCTGATGAGATGAATGCTATCCAGATGGAGGCTATCTATCAGAACCTTCTAAAAACTGGTAAAGTATTATTAGCAGAAACAACTAAGCAACAAAAAGCATTAGATGATTTAAAACAAAAGGCTGCAGACGAATATAACAAAACACTATTGCGTCAAGCAGATATTGTTCAGCACCTTGATAAACTAAGAGCAAATGACATAGTTGTAATTGGATATTTGGCCAATAAGTGGGAAATGACCACAGAGGCTGCTGATATGTATATCAAGAGCATCTTGGCAATAGGCGAAGTAAAATTAGATGATGCAGGAATCCTGGCCATAAGAATGGCGTGGGGAATGTCTGGAGATCAGGCAAAGAAGTATCTTGAATTTACTGCTGCTATTAAAGCAGGACATGGCAACATAGGTAAAGAAAAACTTGAAGAACTTGGAAGAAAATGGTTTAAAGATTCTGATAATCCTACTGAGGCTGCACTGCACTATTCTCAAGCACTTGATGCCTTAGCAGATCACGAAGTTGGTGCAGATGAAGTTAATAAATTAGCAGAAGCCTGGAATACTACACCAGACAAAGTTGCTGCATACTTGCTTGAAGTTGGAAAGCCATTTACTTTAACAGGTGATGCAAAACTTATATTGTCTGCAGAGATGGTTGCTAAAATTGCTGGACAATGGGATGCAGCAAGATTGGCTTTAATCGCCTATTTAAATGCAGCAAAAGGATTTACCTTACCTAATACAAGTGGCACACCAAGTACTGGAGATCCAAGTGCAACAGGATGCCCTGCTGGAACTGCCTTAGTTAACGGGAAATGTACACCAATAGTTACTATTCCTCCTAAAGTTGCTGATCCCGTCTTAGGTGGTAGCAGAACAGACTCAGCAGCCTCAGCAGCAGCGTATGCAGCAGCAAAAGCAGCAGGAGACATGGCCGCAGCAGCAATCGCTGCAGCAGGAGTTACTCCAAGTTCATTAGCAGCAGGAGAATCTGGAGCAATAGGTGCAGCATCTATAGCAGCACAACTAAAAGCAGCAGAAGCAGCCTTAGCAGCAGCAACAGCACAAGGAAACACATTAACAAGATTTAGAGCAAAAGAAGCAGCAGATTTAGCAGCATCTCAAGCAGCATCAGCACAAATGGATTATGATGAAAGATTTAGATTTAGATCATTTTCTGCACCTACTGCAGATCCACCACCATTTGGAGGTAACACAGATAAGCCATTAGAGATAAAACTAAAGATTGACGCATCAGGTGATCAACTATCTACTGCTCTTAGAAATAGCCTTTTGTTTTCTCAATCTAATGGTAGCCAAATAAACTTGCAGGCGGTTTAAAATGCCACAACCACTTTTAAGTCTTGGAGTAGAAATTGACTTTGC